TCAGGGACTCCGACACGCATTTTTCTTAAGGAAGAGCCTCCTTTTGATACTGTTGTGTGGCTCACCACGTTCCCGGCGGTGGTAACTGCCTCTGGTGGAACGCCGCCGTACACGTATCAATGGACTAGGATTAGCGGAGATAATAAGGCCCACTGCGAATCCCCCAACTCGTCCACCACTACATGGTCTGCCAATCTCTACCGGAACACTGAGTCTTCGTCAGTCTGGAGATGCACAGTGACTGACTCTATTGGAAACACAGTTTCTGTGGATGTCTCGGTGTTTCTGGCTTATTATACAGGGTGAATGTCTCGGTAGGGCTGTCTTATATATCAGGAGAGATTCAGTGAGTTTGACATTTGAGGAAATTAGGCAGGCAGCCGAGAACGATTTGCTTGTTTTCATCAAGCTACTTGCCCCTCATCTGCTTCTTGGAGCCTGCCACGAGGAACTAATTAATTGGTGGCAAAGTAGCTCCCGTAAGCGAAATGTCATGGTGCTGCTTCCGCGAGGCCATCTGAAGAGCAAGCTCATTGCTTACAAGACGGTGTGGGAACTCACCAAAGACCCCACCAGCACCATCCTGTACGTATCTGCTACATCCGACCTCGCTGAGAAGCAGCTATACTTCATGAAGCAGATTTTGACAAGTCCGATTTACATGAAGTATTGGCCGGAGATGATTCATCCAGAGGAAGGTAAGCGTGCCCTCTGGAATGCTGCTGAAATCATTGTGGACCATCCCCTGCGAGCTGCTGAAGGCATTCGTGATCCGTCCATCAAGGCGGCTGGCCTAACCACAAATATCACGGGCTTCCACGCCACGAATGTGAAGCTGGACGACGTGGTGGTTCCGGGCAACGCCTACACGGAAGACGGGCGGCAGAAGGTGGCGGCGGCCATCAGCCAGATTGCGTCCATTAAGGAGCCTGAGGCCATCATGGACTGCGTTGGCACTCGCTACCACCCCAAGGACCAGTACGACACTTTCCTGAAGCAGATTTACAAGGTGTACGATGACGACACTGGAGAAGTGATCGGGGAGGAGTACGTATGGGACAGCTACATCAAGGTGGTTGAGGAGAATGGCGTCTTCCTGTGGCCTCGTGCTCGCCGCGCTGACGGAAAGGCGTTTGGGTTCGATATGAACATCCTCAGCCGCATCAAGGCTGAATATGAGGACAAGGCCCAGTTTTACGCCCAGTATTACAACAACCCCAACGATCCTAGCACCGCCCGCATCAGTCCGGACAAGTTCCAATACTACGACAGGAAGTTTGTAAAGGCCACTGACAATGGCTGGGAAATCAACGGCAGGAAGCTCAACGTCTTCGCCGGACTGGACTTCGCGTTCAGTCGGAGCAAGAGGGCGGACAGCACGTGTCTTGTCGTAGTGGGAGTGGATTCTGATCACAACTACTACGTGCTGGACATTGAGCGCTTCAAGAGCGACAGAATTGCAGACTACTTTGATGCCATTCTCCGGACCCACCGTAAGTGGGGATATAAGAAGATTCGCTGTGAGGTGACAGTGGCTCAGCAGGTGATTGTACGTGACCTGAAGGAAAACTACATCAAGCCACATGGTCTCAATTTGATTGTGGACGAATACCGACCTAATAGGCACGAGGGCAGCAAGGAAGAGCGTGTTGCTGCAACATTGGAGCCGAAGTATGACAACCGTCAGATGTGGCATTACAAGGGCGGAGAAATCAACGCTCTGGAAGAGGAACTCACTCTAGCCAAGCCTCCTCACGATGACATCAAGGACGCCCTGACGGCTGCTATAGACATCGCTGTGGCTCCGATGGCTCGCCGCAGCTCGTATAGAAAGGTCAACAACATTGTAGTGAATGGGCGATTCGGTGGTGTGTCGTTCATCGGGCATTAAGGAGAGTAAATGAAGAAGACAGTTGCCGAGATTACGAGCCTTCTTGCTCAGAATTCTCTGGCTAGCCAAATCGCCCGCATGTGGGACAACCTACAGAGCAACAGGCGGTCTTGGCTCATGGAGAAGAAGGAGCTGAGGGACTATGTGTTCGCCACTGACACAACCAAGACTGCTGTCGGGGCGCTGCCGTGGAAGAACAAAACCACCCTGCCAAAGCTCTGCCAGATTCGGGACAATCTCCATGCCAACTATATGTCGGCGCTGTTCCCAAATGACAATTGGCTGAAGTGGGAAGGGCATTCTGCGGATTCCGCCACTGCGGAAAAACGGAGGGCCATTGAAGCCTACATGTCAAATAAGCTCCGGGAGAGCAATTTCCGTACAGAAATCAGTAAGCTCCTGTACGACTACATTGACTATGGCAACGCCTTCTACGATGTCATCTGGGTTAATGAGTCCACTGTAGACGCTGAGACAGGGGAAATCATCCCCGGCTATATTGGCCCGAAGCTGGTCAGGATTAGTCCTGAGGACATCGTATTCAATCCGATTGCCTCTTCGTTTGACGATAGCTACAAAATCTGCCGATATATCAAAACTTTCGGCGAATTGAAGCTAGAGCTTGACAATCGCCCAGAATTGGGGTATAATAAGGATATAATTGAGAGAGCGGACGAGTTGCGTAAGCAGCTCGCCAGCTACACTCCCGAAGACCTGAACAAGGCGGCTAGCTTCGCCATTGAGGGATTTGGCTCCCTTTCTGACTATCTCCAGAGCAACTATGTGGAGATTCTGGAGTTTGAGGGAAGCATTCACGATCCTGATTCTGGAGAGCTTCTTAAGAACGTTATTGTCACAGTGATTGATCGGCTGCACGTCGTCCGTGTCGCCCCAATCCCCTCGTGGCTGGGAAAGAGCAGCAAGGGCCATGTGGCGTGGCGCTCGCGCCCGGACAACATCTACGGCATGGGTCCGCTGGACAATCTGGTGGGAATGCAATATCGCATCGACCACCTTGAGAATCTGAAGGCTGACGCCATGGACCTCGCTGTCCACCCGCCTCTGGCCATCACTGGCAATGTGGAGGAATTCACGTGGCAGCCGGGAGCTGAAATCTACATCGGAGAGGGCGGCTCCATCACTGAGCTAGGCAAGAATCTCAACGGTGTAATTGCTGCCAACAACGAAATCGCCATCCTTGAACAGAAGATGGAGGAGATGGCTGGTGCGCCAAAGCAGGCAATGGGTATCAGAACTCCGGGTGAGAAAACAGCTTTTGAAGTGCAGACACTGGAAATGGCGGCTTCGCGTATTTTCCAGAACAAGATTACGCACTTCGAGGTGAACCTGATTGAGCCTGCTCTCAATCGTATGCTGGAGCTGGCCCGCCGCATGATGGACGGGGCCGACCTGATCCGTGTCATGGACGATGATGTTGGTGTGGTGGAGTTTTTGAACATCACCAAGACTGACATCACGGCTTCTGGCAAGCTGCGTCCTATTGGTGCCCGCCACTTCGCCGCACAGGCTACAATGGTGCAAAACCTGATGGGCATTGTTAACAGCGCCTTGTGGAATGATCCCGGTGTGCGGGCGCACTTCTCCGGCAAGGCCGTCGCCAAGATGGTGGAGGAGATTCTTGGACTGGAGAAGTTTGCCTTGTATCAGGAAAATGCCCATGTGTTTGAGCAGGCTGAGACACAGCAGATGGTGAGTCAGGCTATGGAAGAGATTGCCGTGACAGACATGACTCCGACGGAACCTGTGGAGATTCCTAATGGCTAGTAAGAAAAAGAAGCCTGATCGTACAGCGGCTATTAGGGCCGCTGCCGAGAGGGTTAAGGCAAGGTCTCGGGAAGAGATTGCCGCAGAGAGCGCCTATGGAGAGCTGAGTCCACAAGATAGGAACGTTGCCTCTACACGGGATGCCGGCCTGAACACAGGCAGGCGAGCAGTGGAAGTGGCTCCTGTTCGAGACATCGACCCCTCTACATACGTCCCGCAGCAGCCTAAGAGGGCTGTCTCTCCGATCTATGGGGTGACGGACAGGCCGGCCCCTCGGGAGGCTCCCAGAGCGGCTTCTAGGCCCTCTCCTGCGCAGTCTAGGGCTGCCTCTGTAGAGCAGGTGTTACAGGCCGCCAAGAGGAAGAAGCGAGCGGCTTCTGCGGCCCCACGGCTTCCCTCTGGGGCCAAGGCAGGTCCGGCTGTAGAGCAGGCTGCGGCGGCTCTTGTGCAGGCCAGCAAGCCTAAGGCAAGGTCTGCGGCTAAGCCAGCCCACTCTCCGGCCCCAGCCAAGAAGGCTGCTGCTAAGAAGGCTGCTCGGCCAGCGGCAAAGAAGGCTCCGGCTATGGCACCCAAGCCGCCAGCCCCTGCTCCACAAGCGGCCACAGCTCCGGCTCCGGCTGCTTCTCCGGCCAAGGCCCCAGCCCCTAGGAAGCTGCCTCGCTTTGGTGGAGGTACAATGCTCGGACTCGGTGCCATGGCGAACGCTGCTGCTGGATTCTACGACAGCTACACACGTGAGAAGGCTG